CAAACGCTTTTGTGGAGCAGCATCATAGGCATCATAAGCCGGTTGTCGGCCATAAGTTCTCCATCGCCTGCACAGACGGGGAGAATATTGTCGGTGTAGCCATCGTAGGTCGCCCGGTTGCCCGTTACTTGGATGATGGCTGGACGCTGGAGGTCAATCGCCTTTGCACCGACGGAACCAAAAACGCTTGCAGTTTCCTTTACGCTGCCGCATGGCGGGCTGTAAGGGCTATGGGCTATCGCAAGTTGATTACTTATATCTTGGACACGGAGCCAGGCACAAGCCTGCGTGCTGCGGGCTGGAAATGTGTGGGACAAGCTGGCGGGCTGCGTTGGACAGGCAAAAGACGCCCGGAAGTGGATTTGTGTCCTGCGCAGATGAAACTGCGGTGGGAAATTGGAGAAAAGGCCGCGCTGAAGGATTTGGAGGCCGACAATGACAGATAAAGAGCTTGTGGAGCGGTTGCGCGAAAAAGCTGAGTGGGCACGGGGCAACGAGTGGGAAACGCCTTTATGCCTTGCGGATGATTTGACAGCCGCAGCCGATGCCATTGAACGCTTGCAAGCCGAGCTTGACACAGTGACCGCAGAGCGCGACCGCTACAAGGCGGAGCGCGAGAACCCGCAGCCGCTGACCTTGGAGGAATTACGTCGGATGGACGGGGAGGTAGTCTGTATACCAGAATCAGAAGAATATTTTGGTGGAATGGGCATAGTTTCCGTATCACAAGAAAGGGTTGTGGATGTCGGAGATCCTAAATTTGGGTATTGGGCGTTTCGTGAATATGGCGAAGGTTGGAGAGCCTACCGAAGCCAAAGAAACCTGCTCATACCGACTATGGAACGGAGAAAGGAGTCAGACCGTGAATAGAAACAGAGAATGCGATCCGGGGATTTGCGACCATTGCTTATATATCGGCGATGGAGATTTCATCTGCGATCTGCACGGGATGGGGCCGGAAGAAACCGTCTTTGTGCTGGAAGATTGGATGCGGACTGAGCATTATTTGCAGTGCAAAAATGAAGGGAGAAATACATAATGAAAAAAATTGGCCTCATTGCGACCGTTCTGGCGCTCGTAGCAGTACTGGCAGGCTGCGAAACCGAGGCGCAGCGCGTGTCCTACAACCTGTCACAGCAGGCAGACAATTTTAACGATATCAGACAAGTGACAGTGATCAACTGCCTGCAAGGCGATGTGCTATTCCAGATGACAGGCAAAATGAGCATTACGGCAGACACAGAAGATAACCAGCTGGAAATTGTGGTTGAAGACGAAAACGGCGAGTACAAAAAGCACTTTATCGGCCTGAGCGATAATGTCACCTATGTGGTAGAAGATGTCACATCCGGAGATGTCAACCAGTATAAGTACACGCTGAACTTTAACCCAAAAATGTGGTTGCCCGAGATTTCCACAATCGAGTAGGAGGGACCTTTCTATGAGCATTCGCACTACATATACAAAAAAGTTGGAAGATGGTCGCATCGCTCTGCGCATGGCGGCGGTGCAGATTCACGGAGAATATCTGATAGGCGAAGCAATTGACTGTCTTGCGGCATATGAGGCACTGCGCCGAAGTCCGGAGGAACTGCGGGAGATCCTTTGCGCTCAAGAAGGCTGCTGTCCGCAGTGCGGCAATTCAGAGCGCGTCGAGGGCGCGCGCTTCTGCCACATCTGCGGCGCGCAGCTGCCAGAAGCGCTTATATCCCAGTCCTTAGATATGCAGTATTCAGGCACCGAGTCGAGAGGAGGAGTTGAAAATGAACCCAGAGAAACCGTATGCACAGGAAGTCATCTGGTTTCTGCAGCAGATGCAAAAGAAAACTGAATACGGCCCGGAAAGAAAGCTTCTACACTATGCCATTGACGCGGTACGTGAAAAGGGCGGTTGCGATGCCGAATGAAGCGTGGCGCACGCTGTGGATCATTCCGCTGGCAGCGCTGGTATTCGCCCTTTCCTGTGTAGGCGCCGCACTCGATGAAGAAAACAGAAAACGCCCACCCCGGAAAAGGGGTGGGCGGAGAAAGTGAGAACACATGAGTACGGTGATTATAAGCGATGACATGACTCAACCATATGGGGAGATCGTGACGAATTTTTTGCACAAGATATCCGAAAAAGGCGTTCAAAAAATAGCAATGGTGGGCATGGCGGATGCGGCAGACGACGTGATTATAGGGTATTACAACATGGAAACGGCCGATAAGGCGAAGGCTGCAATGCACATTTTGTCTGATGCGACCATAGAAATGGTTGCCGCAAACATTGACCGGTTGTTGGACGCGCTGAACGACCTTCCAGACACAGAAGAAAACTAAATAAAAAAGAGGACGCTTGCGCGTCCCCCCTCGTGGCACATCTATTATAACAATTTCCCGGCGGGAAATCAATAGAACGGAGGAGCGCAAGCCATGGAAACTTTACCCGAAGCGATGCAGGAAATCGCCAGAATTGCGGCAGAGGCAGGGGCAAGGGCTGCAATCGAAGAGTTGGAACAGAGAGAGCGCCGGCAAGAGCAATGGCGCCGGGATCGCCGCCTGCGGAATACCCGGCTCCTGCTTGAGAATTATCGGACGCTCAAGATCCATTGTGAATCTGCGGTATTCCAGGCGGAGCTTTCAGCCGATGATGAAGCGGAGGCGCTGTCGATTCTGGATGCAATGATGGACCGGCCCAGCAAACAGACATTGTACATTGAGAGCATCAAAAAGTCCGCCCAAAGAACACGAATCATCATCGCCCACATAGAATCCATGATGGAGGTATACCGCATTTTGTGCGCGAAAAGCCAGAAGCCGGAGGATATGCGGCGCTGCTCAGTAGTCGAGAAAATGTATATATGTTCCCGGGAATGGAGCGTGGAGGAAATCGCGGAATCCGAGGGCATTGATGAAAGAACGGTGTACAAGGATATCAAAGCCGCCTGCACAAAACTGGCGGCACTTCTATTCGGCATCGACGGGGTAAAGAGGACTTGACAAGCCAGGGCAAAAAGTGGGCATTGACAGGGCAATATGGAGTGTGATAAACTGTATTCGTAAAATTCTAATCCGCCGAAGCGCCGGTTCATTTTTTGAGCCGGCGCTATTTTTATTGGCAAAAAGGAGGCAGGAATCAGACGCAACGCTCCCGAATCAAGGCTGCTCGCCCGCAGCTATGGAAAAGAAGGGAGCAGTATGAAACAACAAATTATTTATCAGGATCTTTCGCTTATTCATCCCTATGAAAAGAATCCACGAAAAAACGACGGCGCAGTTGCTGCGGTCGCAGAAAGCATTCAAGAGTTTGGGTTTAAGGTGCCAGTCATCGTAGATAGGAACAATGTCATTATCGCGGGACACACGCGCTACAAGGCGGCGCTGCAGCTTGGACTTGACCAGATTCCGTGCATTGTGGCCGAGGACCTGAACGATGAGCAGATCAAAGCATACCGCATTGCAGACAATAAGGTCTCCGAGGCGGCGGCTTGGGACGGCGAACTGCTTCGCGGGGAGCTGGAACAGCTGCAAGCTATGGGATATGATTTGGCACAGACGGGTTTTGAAGAATTTGAACTGGATAGTATCTTGAGAGACATCCAAGACACTGATTTTGAGGATTTCTTTGTGGAATCCATCGAACGTCCCGCCAAAGAGGAGACAACTGCACAGACAGGGACGGCCAGGCAGGGGGAGGCGCCTGCGCAAACTTCGACGGAAACTCCGGTTGAACCATCGTCCCGCTCGCGTATCCAGTGCCCGCATTGTGGCGGCTGGATTGAACAATGAAGCTTTTCTTGGCCGGCACCTTTATCGCCGAAGAGCTCACTAAGAAGTATAAGCCACTCTATGTCTTGGAGAGCTTCTACTACATCAAACCTTGGCAAATACAGGAGATGTCAAACTGGAAAATGTTCCTGCTGGACAGTGGTGCATTTACATTCCTGCATGCAGCAGAACGTAAGCGCGTCGATTGGGACGCGTACCTTTCAAAGTATATCGCCTTTATAAAGGCCAACGGTATTGAGTATTTCTTTGAGTTGGATATTGACGCTATCGTCGGCTATGAGCGCGTAAAAGCAATGCGGCGGCGATTGGAGAGCGAGACGGAAAGACGCTGCATCCCGGTATGGCACAGGAGCCGCGGGCTGGAAGAGTTCAAGCGGCTTTGCAAAGAGTACCCGTACATTGGAATCGGCGGCTTCGCCATCAAAACAATCTTGCCAAACGAGTTCCCTTTTGTGCGAAAGCTCATACAGATCGCCGCAGGTTATGGCACCAAGGTGCACGGGCTGGGGTATACCCGCAAGGACGCTCCGGAATTTGGCTTTTTCAGCGTGGACAGCACAACATGGAGCACAGCCGTTTCTTTTGGCAGTACATCGTATTTCGATGGGCAGAAGATTGTTACGGTTCGGCCACCGCCCGGAAAGATGGGGGGAGACCACCGCCTCCGAAGGGAATATGCGTTGCAGGAATGGATTAAATATCAAAAATATCTTGATAGGAAAGGATAGCGAATGGATAAACAAATCGTGTACCGCGTCGAGGATGGGATGGACCGAAGCAAAGTGCTTTGCACCACCTACCAGATGCGGAATTTTTATAGCCAATTCCGGGATGGCTTTTTCACAAACCTGGATGTGATGAACTATATTCAGCATTTCGCCGCGGCACAAATGGCGAAAAAAGGCATGAACATTGTGGACGTGTGTTGCGGCCGCTCGCTGATGCTGCCGCTTCTGCGGTACTATGCAAAAGGGATTGCGAGCTATACGGGCGTGGATATTTCCCGGGCGAATATCAAGGAGGCCATGCGCGGAGCTACGGAGAAAAAGCTGAAACCGGAAGACCTGGGGGCCTATTATCCGTTTAAGGTGCGATGGAAGTTGGGGAATGTGGCGAATATGAGCGATATCATTCCTGAAGGTTTTGCAGATTTTGTCATTTATACCTCAGCGCTGGAGCACATGCACAAGGACGATGGACGAAAGAGCCTTATCGAGTGCAGAAAAATCATGAGCGATAGGGCCCTCATGTTTCTGTCATGCCCGAATACGCCGGGCAACGGCTACAATACACAGTATCGGGCCCATGTGTATGAATGGGGATATGAGGAACTGAAGAATGCGCTGGCGGACATTGGCTTTGAAATCGTACAGGAAGTGGGGCTAGTAATGGGGGGCCGGGATATGGACGCATTCTACGCGGCGCAGCCGCGGGAGATCAGCGAGTTTTACGAGGCCATGAAAGCATACATCCCTAAGACCTGGTTGACGGCTATCATGTCTGTGCCTTTCCCCGAAGCATCAAAAGAGATCCTTTTTGTTGTACGAAAGACGGGTGACTCGGCGTGAAGAAACATAGTGTGCATGAGATGTGCCGGGTGGCGATCATTGCGGCCGTGTATGTGGCCCTGACGATGGTGAACCCTATTTCATGGGGGACGATGCAGTTTCGTGTTGCGAATCTGGTGTGCGTGCTGCCGTTCATTGACAAGAAATATTCCCCCTCTATTCTGCTGGGAGTGGCAATCGCCAATGCTTTCAGCCCCCTCGGCATTATAGACGTCGCTTTCGGAGTAGGAACGCACGCAATGTGTCATGCACTGTTTGTGTTTGGCCCGGGACGCAAGTTGCCGATACTCGCCAAAGAGGCAGCATTGTCTATCATGGTGGCAGTGTTCATTGGAGCAGAGTTGACCATGCTGTACGGCATTCCGTATGGGGTGAACGTGGTAAGTCTTTTCGCGTCAACCGCAGCGATCCTGCTTGCGGGAACAGCGGTTTTCGCCCCTATGAGAAAAAGGGGAATTCTTTAATATGATGAAGTGCATGGCGCCGGGAGAGTCCATCTCCGGCGCCTTTTCTGCGTGACAACATAATAAGGGCGGTGGTGGTGATGTAATGGAGGCCCGGGACCGCGGGTATACGCTCTATAAAAAGGGCATGAAGTACAAGGAGATTGCGGAGAAAATCGGCGTCCCGCTGAACACTGTAAAGAGTTGGGCTACGAGATACTGGAAGGATGGCAAGGTTGCAACCAAAGCGAAACCCGCAACCAAGCCGGAAGTTGCAACCAGTCCGCGCAAAGCCGGCGCACCAAAGGGCAACGTGAACGCGGTCGGGAATAAGGGCGGCGCGCCGTTCGGAAACACGAATGCCATGAAGCACGGCGGATATTCGACGATATGGGCAAGCAGCCTCACAGAAGCAGAAAGAGAGGCCCTGGAAGAACTTGAAGACGCAGACGAGGAAACTATCCTTGTGGAGGAAATACGGCTGCTGACGATTCGTGAGGCCCGCATCATGAAGCGCATAAAGGAACTGACGGAGAAAGAGAAGAAATCGCCTATGATGGCAGCATCCATCAGCACGAGCCAGGATAGACGCGACTTTAAGAGGCTGGACGGTGATAAAGAACGGGAAGATCAGGACAAAGAGCTGTATATCGAACGGCAAGACGAAAAGATTCAGGCGGGAAAGATTCTGCCCGGGAATCTCACGCATGTGAGCACGATTTCGGAGTCAACCTATCAGGTGATCCACCGCTTGGAGGTACTGTTGACCGATGTGCAGCGGCAAAAAACCAAAGCGGCGTCCATGCTAGCAAACCTGCGTTTGAATCAGAAGCGCCTTGAATTCGAGATGCAGAAAGTAAATCCTGAGTTGGAGGATATAAGCGATACGGAGGATATAATCTATGGCAATGAAGATGGCGAGAGCGGCGAGCCGTAAAAAGACGCTGCCTTTTGCCTTTTCCACAAAGCATGTGGAATACATCCGGCGCTGTGCGGCAAATCAAATCAACGTGGCCGAGGGCGCCGTGCGCGCGGGCAAGACCGTGGACAATGTGTTCGCCTTCGCGCATGAACTGAAGACCACACCAGACAAAATCCACCTCGCTACCGGCAGTACGGCGGCAAACGCAAAGCTCAATATAGGTGACGCGAACGGATTCGGTTTGGAACATATTTTCCGAGGACAATCTCACTGGGGAAAATACAAGGGCAACGACTGTCTTACAATAAAGGGGCCGGATACCGGGTACCGCACGCGCATCGTTATCTTTGCGGGCGGCGCGCTGGCGTCCTCGTTCAAGAAAATCCGGGGTGAAACAAACAGGAATTGCCCCAACATACCTTTTCCGCTTATCGGCGGGGTAACCCGAAGGGGTTGCTAACGGGGAAAGCGAGAGCTAATCCCGTGGGAAGGAACGACAAAGAAATACCCGAAAGGAGTATGCACTATGGAAAACTGGAAAGAGATTCGAAAGGTAGCGGCAATAAAAGATGGCAAGGTGGTTGCGAAAGCTGATTTTTCGAGAGAGCTTGCCCAAAAAATGAAAGATTGCTTTCCTCCTGAGACATCAATAGAGACGCTCGCTCGGTCAATCCGAAAAAAGATTGACACGGGCGCTTTTTATTATGGCTTTTCATTCGTGTCGTTCTAATCCTGTAACGACTATTCGCGTAATTGCGAAGTACGGGCGCTATTGATACGCGCTCGGAAAAGGGTATGAACCCGAGAGGGTTTAAGAGATAGTCTACTATGTGAATCATAGAATTCCTACGGCATGTGGATTGCAACAGAAATAAACCTGCATCACGACAACACTATCAAAGAGGCGTTCAACCGACAGCTTGCGGCGAAGCGGCGTAAAATCTTTTGGGACCTCAACCCGGATCACCCGCACGCGCCGATCTATACTGATTACATAGACAAATACAGCACCCAGCAGCAAGAGGGCAAGTTGCTGGGCGGATACAATTACGAGCACTTCACGATTTGGGACAATGCCACGGTGTCGGAGCAGCGGCGCCGCGAAATCATCAGCCAGTACGACCCGCACAGCATATGGTACAGGCGCGACATCGAGGGCAAGCGGTGCGCTGCTGAAGGTGTCATATACGGCACTTTCGTGCGCGAGACGCTTGCAAAGAGCAATGCGTTTAAAATTTCTCGTGAAGAGCTTCAGGAGCGCCTGAAACTGCCGGAGAGAGATCCAAGGCATATTGGTTTTATAAAAATCAATGTCGGAGTGGACTTTGGCGGTAACGGCTCCGGGCATGCCCTTGTAGCGACGGGGCTTTCCGAAGGATATAACACATTGTTCGCGCTGGCGTCGGAGTGGCACAAAGCGAAAGATACAGATGCGACGGCATTGTGCGAGTTGTTCGTGAACTTCGTCCGCCGGATACTGGCGGTGTATGGCCGTATTGATGATGTATTCTGTGACAGTGCCGAACAGACACTCATAAACACGCTGAGGACGGCTCTCAACGAAGCGGGCCTCGGATTTATCCGCATACGGAATGCTTGGAAGACAGAGATCAACGACCGCATATTCGCCTTTGACATGCTCACGCAGCAGAGGCGCTTTTTTTATGTTGTTTCGGAGTGCGACAGCCTGACGGACGCGATATGCTCGGCCGTCTGGAATCCCAAAAGCGCTATAAAAAATGAGCGTCTGGACGACGGAACGAGCGATATTGATACCATGGACGCCTTTGAATACTGCTTCGAGAGGGACAGTGCAAGGCTCATTGCAGTTACGGGGAGGAAAGGAGGATAAGGCGTGCGTGTTATTGAATTTTTGAAAAGGGTGATAAGGAAAATGATGCCGATAAAGGACGACCTGCATCTGGAGCTGGCCGTATCCAACACCATGATAAATGCCATCAATGCATGGGCACGGATGTATGCTGATGAACCGCCATGGAAAGGTGGATGCGACAACGTTCGCACCCTCAATTTGCCAGCTGTGGTGTGTGAGGAACTGGCACGCCTGATGATGAGCGAGGCAAAATCCACAGTGACCGCGGGGGAACAGGCGCAATACCTGGCAAAGGCGAAGCTGGCAAAGACGGGAAGTGCTCGGGATTCTTTTCTGCGGGCGGCACATTCGGTGCAAAGCGGCAGCGCCCGGGCGGATTACCTTAATGCGCAATATACAGATATGTTCAGCGATCTGCGGAACGTGCGCGATCACATAGAACGCGCGTTGGCGCTCGGCGGCGTCGTGCTCAAACCATTCGTGGCGAATGGCCGCATTGAAACGGACTTCGTTTACGCCAACAAATTTGCACCGGTTTCGTTCAACTCGAACAAGGAAATCACTTCGGCGTTGTTCGCCGACCAGAAGACGATTGGCCGCGATACTTACACCCGTTTGGAATATCATGTGCTGGAAGGAACCGGGTACAGTATCTTCAATACGGCATACTGCAAACACAACTATACGGCGGATACCATGAATGAGTGCTGCATATGGTCAGCAGACCTCGGCTCACCGTGTGAATTGTCAGCGGTGCCGGAATGGGCGGAGATTTCGCCTAAGGTGCATATTGAGAACGTAAATCGGATGCTTTTTGCCTACTTCCGGCCGCCGCGCGCGAACTGGCTCGATCCCGATTCGCCGATAGGGGTTTCGGTATTCGCGCGCGCCGAGCACGCTATCGAGGAAGCCGACCGGCAATTCACCCGCATCCTGTGGGAATATAAGGCGACGGAGGCCGCGGTATTTGCAGACAGTAGGCTCTTTAAGCTGAGCAACAAAGGTGAGCCATTGTTGCCGGTTGGCATGGAGCGAATTTACCGGGTTCTGAACGGAGATAGCAAGAACAGCGAAGGACTCGCTTCGAACCTGAAGGAGTATGCACCCACTATTCGCGATGTATCACTATTCAATGGCCTTAACAAGTGGCTGCGCATCGTGGAGCTTCAGACGGGCCTTGCCTACGGCACGATAAGCGACGTCAATGAAGTGGAGAAGACTGCATCCGAAATTGTTGCATCGAAACAACGCTCTCAATCCACGGTCAGCGCGTTACAGTCGGCTCTTGAAAAAACGCTGGGCGAGTATGTAGCGGCGATGGACACGCTGGCGACGCTGTACGGCCTGGCGCCTGAAGGCGGCTATGAACTGAGTTTTGAGTGGGGCGACTCTATTGTAACCGACACGAATTTGGAGTTCAGCCAACGAATGCAGATGAACGCGGCGGGCCTCCTTGATGGCGTCCCGGTACTGGCTTGGTACTTCGGCTGCTCGGAGGAAGAGGCTAAAGCGATGATGCCGAAGAAAAGCAAGCTTTTTGATGGAAGAAGTGACCAGATAGAGGATGAAGAGTAAGGAGGCAAAGAATGCTATCGCCTGACTACCTCGACCGCTGCGCAGATGAGACGTTGGGTATGTCTGACGAATTATCCACTTCTCTCGCGGCCGCGGTTGGCATCAGTCTGGTGAGCTTGGAGAATCTAAACTCCGAGAAAGCAATATCCAAAGCAGCGGCGCAGCTGCAAGAGGAATCTTTACGGCGTTATGGTTCTTTTCGAACCCCGCTCGATGCTGCTTTACAGGATGCGTTCTATGCTGCCGGGAAAGAGGATATCCGCGCCGAGAATGCGAGGCTGAGACAGCATGATATGCGTCGAATCACACGGCTCACGCCGAGGATGAAGGAACTGCTGGAGAATGCATATCAGGATGCATCAGGAGATTTGCTGAACCTGACCCGGACAACGGTATCGACCTCTCAGAGCCTTTTCATCGAAGCAGCAAACCGGGCTTTTCTCCAAGTCAAGAGTGGGAGCGCTTCTTATACAGATGCGTTGACAGAAGCCGTCAAGTCGGCGGCACGGCAAGGAACGACCGTCTTATATGACGCGGCAGGGCCGACACAGCTTGATGTGGCGATGCGCCGCGCCGTGCTGACGGGAGTAAATCAAGCCGCAGCATCGGTCACTCTTGCCTATGCCGATGAGGTTGAATGCGACTATGTTGAAACAACGGCACACGCCGGCGCACGGCCAACGCATGTTTTGTGGCAAGGGCAGGTGTTTTGCATCTCCGGCCGTGACACGGGATACAGAAAATTTGCTGAAGCGACGGGATACGGAAAAGTGGACGGGCTGTGCGGCGTCAACTGCCGTCATAATTTCTACATGTTTTGGCCGGGCATTTCAGTTCCGGTGTATACACAAGAACAATTGCAGGTGTATACGGCGGCATCCATCCCATGGCAAGGCCAGATGCTGACAGAAGCAGAAGCCCGCGCCATGCAGCGTGCGCGCGAGGTGCGCATCCGGGAAAGCAAGCGTACATTGGCTGTATTGGATGCGGCGGCTCAAAGCACCAACGACGCGGCGCTCAAGGCGGCATTACAGGCCGAGTTTGCCAAGGAGGCGCGATTGCTTGACCGCCGGCAGGCGAGCCTGCAAGAATTCTGCGCAGCAACCAAACGACGCATGGACACGGCACGCACGCAGGTGCATGCTATAACGGCGCCGGACGGCCGCATTATATCTTTCGACCGCGCGCTCGCGCGCAAAGCAGCTGATGTAGTATAGATGCTTCTTAAGCCCCATATGGGGCTTTTTCTTTTGGAAGGAGGGATGCGCGGCAAAGGCCGCATGGACGATTTAACGACACAGGAGCCGCAGTGAGGTTCCCTTGCCCTTGGCATGGCATATAAAAGGCCCGAGAATTCCCCTTGCGCGGGGGATATATAAAAAGCGCATCCTGCGTGTCGGAGCGAACCGACGTTTAAATTAAACCAGCAGGAGAAAGGAAAGACGATGGAATTTTTAAAGAAACTGTTTGGGACGACGGCAGACGGACAGGCGGAGGCGCTCACCTATGAGCAGCTTGCGCAGAAGATGACCGAGGCGAAGCTGAACGTGGCAGACCTCTCCACCGGCGAATACGTTGCGAAAGCAAAATATGACGCCAAGGTGGAGGAGCTGAAAGGTATATCGGCCCAGCTCGGCGACGCCAATAAAGCCATTGAGGGATTTAAAGCCATGGATCTGGAGGGAATCCAGAAATCGGCGGACGAATGGAAGCAGAAATATGAGCAGGAGACGGCCAATCTCAAGAGCCAGATGGAGCAGAAAGAACTTTCTTTCGCTGCCGAGCGGTTCTTCTCCGGCTACAAGTTCACAAGCGACGTCGCGGCCGCAGGCGTCCGCGCGGAGTTCGATAAGCAAGGCTTTAAACTGGGCGAAGATGGCACGTTTCAGGGCGCGAAAGAGTGGATCACTGGCATTCAGGAGAAGAATCCCACAGCCTTTGAGCCCAAGGAGACACCGCCTCCGCCTCCCGCATTTACGGCGGGAATGAGCGGAAGCGGCGCTCCGGCGAAAGGCGATGGAAACCCGTTCGGCTTCAACTTTACCGGCGTTCGTCCCAAACCCAAAGATTAAGGAGGATTATAAGAAATGACAGCTTTAAACTATGCAACTCAGTATTCTCAGGCACTGGCACAGGCGTATCCCTATGTCTTGTACTTTGCCGCGCTGTTCCAGACGGAGAACGACGACCGTTACCGCTGGCTGAACAGCAACACCATTGAGATTCCCTCGATCACCACCACGGGCCGCGTAGACTCTGACAGGGACACGATCACCATGGCAACGCGGAACTATGCGAATGCGTGGGAGCCCAAGAAACTGACCAATCACCGCAAGTGGTCTACGCTGGTGCATCCGCGAGACATCATCGAAACGAATCACGTGGCCAGCATCCAGAACATCACCAAAGCCTACAACGAACAGAAAAAGTTCCCCGAGATGGACGCCTACCTGATTTCGAAGTTGTATGCCGATTGGAAAGCTCAGTCTATGACGCCCATTGAATTGGAGCTGACCACCGAAAACGTTCTGACCGCTTTCGACACCATGTATCAGGCGATGACGGAGAAGCGTGTGCCGCAGAATGGCCGTTACTGCTATATCCTGCCGGCCGTGGATACGCTGTTGAAAAATGCGGCGGGGCTGTACCGCACGCTCAATGTGGGGGTTTCTTCTGAGGTCATCAAACGCGCGATCAGCAACATCGACAACGTGCAGTTTGTCACTGTTCCGTCCGAACTGATGAAGACCCTGTACAACTTCACAGAGGGTTACAAGCCCGAAGAAAACGCGCAGCAGATTTCCATGTTCATGGTGCATCCCAGCGCCGTGATTACGCCCATCGCATACGAATTTGCACAACTGGATCCGCCGCACGCTTTAAGCGAGGGCAAATACGTGTATTTCGAGGAATCCGACGAAGACGTATTTATTCTCAACAACCGCAAAGATGCGTTGCAGTTTGTGGTTGCGCCTGCCGCTGGCGTAGGTGGCTGAGTTCACAGAAACGGCCCGCCCTTACTGGGCGGGCCACTTTTAAGGAGGAAATTTTATGTATAAAGCTATCAAAGCAAACCGCGTCGTTGATATCCCGGAATCCAAGGCGGAATCTTATCTGGCCGAGGGATACTCCATCTTCGACAAAGCGGGTAATCTTGTGCTCGCGCCTAAAACCATCGTGGCAGAGAAACTTTCCAAAGAGGTGGAGGCGCTGAAAGAGAAGAACGCCGCGCTGACAGCCGAGAATGAAGCGCTGCGCACGGAGCTGGCGGCGTTGAAAGCTATGGAGGCACAGGCCCAGCAGACCTCGTTTAAGTGTGCGGTGTGCGGCAAGGAATACAAATCCGAAAAGGCGCTGACGGAACACATCGCTAAGGTCCACCCGGACACCGACAGTCCGGAGAAATAAGACGGTGGCGGGCATGTACGCAGACTATGAATACTACTCAAGAACATACTTCGGCAGGGATATTGCGCCGGAAGATTGGCCCCGGGCTGCGCGCATGGCTGATGCGTTCATCGACAAACTGACGTTTAATCGCCTGCGCGCAGGCTGGGAGGTAACGGATGCGGTGCGGAATGCGTGCTGTGCCGTCGCTGACGAAATGCGTGCGCAGGAGGAATATTCTCACGCCGCCCGTGCAGCGGCGCTGGGGATAAGGTCCGAGAATAACGACGGGTACAGTGCAAGCTTTTCGGCTTATTCGGAGACCCAGGCATCCATGAACGCGCGGCTGCTTGAGGCGGCAGAGATGTATCTATCACCTGCGGACCCGCTCCGTTACGCAGGCATCTACCATTGCAGCAGGAAGGAATAGGACAATGATAAAAGCCATTGAGACAGTCACGGTTGTGAACCACACGTTGGATGGAGACGATGACATCTTCCGCTGCACGGTGGTTCGCGGGGCCTCGTGGTACTGGCAGAACAACGTGAGTGTATCCGAAAGCGGATTGAACTCTGCAAGGCTGCTGAAATGCCGTATCCCGGCCGGAAATGTGCCAGAGGGACTCACGGTGAATCCGGGCGATAAAATCCTTCTCGGGGCCTTGGAGAGCGTCTCAGCTGAAGAATTCGGAGAATTGGCCCACACCCATGAGAGCGCAACGGTGCTTGACGTGCACTGGAATCTTTTCGGAGTGAACCGCCACATCTACATTGAGGGGGCGTGAACATGTTCAATGCAACGCTGGAGTTTGACGGCGTCGACAAGATACTGGATAATCACGGCCTTGGACCTGGCGGCGTGGGGCAGAACTTTGTGGATAACGAAGTTATTCTTTTTTGCGATCCCAAAGTCCCATTCGATACAGGTACATTGAAAAATAGCGCGAAGGATGCCTCGCTTATTGGCTTTGGCACCATCATTTATGAGGGGCCATACGCCAGATATCTGTATTACGGACAGGTGTACGGCCCGAACATCCCGATTTACAGCGGGAAGAATCTGGTCGGATTCCGTAGTCCCAAAGGCAAGAAGAAGCGGCCCACTGGTCGGCCATTAAGCTATCACGGCGCCCCGGAACGCGGCGCATTCTGGTTTGAACGGGCCATGGCAGAGCACAAGAAAGATATTATACAGAGGCTGCAGAAGCTCATAGGGGGCAAGTGAGATGGCAGATGCATTGACAGCAACACGGAACTGGCTCCGAAGCTGCCCGCTGATCGACAAAGCCAACCGTTTCAATGTTGCATACCTGGGCGATAAATCAGTGGAATATACGCTGACGACCGCCAGTGAGACCCACAAGGAAGATATCTGTGGCGGAGACCTTGCTACCTACAATCTGGTTTTTATGGCGCGTATGCCCTTTGGAGCGGCGCTGGGAGTAAATGTCGCCGCCGCTGAATTTTTCGCCGGTCTGAGCGCATGGGTGCGCGAGCAGGAACGGCAGCACAATTATCCCGCTGTGGACGGCTACCGCGCAACGCAGGTATCCGCAACAAATGCGGGGGTTGTGATTTCCGCGGAAGCCAATTCCGCGCAGTATCAACTACAATTACAACTAAATTTAGAGGAGGACTAAGACATGGCAGAAAATATCGCTGCAATCAATCTAGCACCCGGCCTCAAGGCAGACCGCAAGCTGGAAATGATTTTTGTGAACATGGGCACCAGTGAAACAGCCGAGTGGGAAATCCTGGGCCGTGGAGTGGAAGAAGCGTCTGTGGCGTTTAACCACGATACGAACCAGGCAACCGATATCCTGGGCATCACCGATACCGTTGTTTCGCCGGCAAAACCCGAATTCGACCTCGATCCGTGCACGATTCGCGGCGGGCAGAAGCTCAGTGAGAAGCTGTTGGACATCGAACGTCGAAATGCCATTGCAGAGCTGGGACAGTTTGAGATCCTGCATGTGCATTGCTACTTGGGGACCGCGCCTTCATTCACCGCCGAACTGCATAAGAACTGCACCATTGTGCCGCAGAGCCTCGGAGGCAGCTCCTATGTGGATATGCCCATGAACGTGTATCTCAGCAATGATAAGACCTTGGGCACTGTGACGATAGCGAACGGCGTTCCCACGTTCAAAGCCGACGCTGCAGCGGAATAACAGGAGGGAAGCATTGTGGCAGTATTAAATATCAACCTTGGTCTAAAAAGCTATGAAATCTGTGACACCGACGGCAATACCGTCGGTGTCATTCGTTTTAACCCGTCCGATCCCGGCATGGTATCTCGCTGGAAAGAGGTGCAGGAGTTTATAAACGGCTTCGACGAAAAGGAATACAATACCCCGGAGAAAATCGGCGAAGCGGATCGGGCAATCAAAGAGAAATTCAACTATGCTTTCGGCACAGATGTCTCCAGTGTGCTTTTTCAGAACGTGAGCAGCCTTGCATTGTGCGAGGACGGCAGAATGGTTTTGGAAAACGTGCTGGAGGCTGTGCAGCCCATCATCGAAGAGGCGATGAAGGTTGCACAAAAGAACTCGGAAGCTCGCGTGCGTGCGCGCACGGCGGAATATGAGGGCAGCAAGAAAGGGCTTGCCCCCGGGCAACGATGAGCGCCTGGAACCTCCCCGTAGCCGTTTCTGTGTGTGGAAAAGAGTTTGTCATCCGGAGCGATTTCCGTGCGGTGCTGGACGCTCTGGCGGTGCTGGACGATGCCCAGCTTACACCGCCGGAGCGGCAATTCGCATGCATGAGGATACTGTATCCGGACTGGCGGGAGATATCTGACTGGGGAGAGGCGTTCCGTGCTGCGATGCAATTCGTGAATTGCGGAAAGCCCGTGCCGGAAAATCAGCCACCCAAGCCAAAGCTGGTGGACTGGGAAAAGGACGTGGAAATCATTGCTCCCGCAGTCGATGCAGTTCTCGGATATTCGTGCCGACGCTGCGAGTATCTGCATTGGTGGGAATTCGTTGGAGCATACAGCAATATCGGCCGTGGGCTCTTCGCGGAAGTTGTGAACATACGCAGCAAGCGGGTAAAGGGAAAACCGCTCGAAAAGTACGAAAAGGAATTCGTCCGGGAGCATCCGGATCTGGTGAACATCACCTCACAGCTGACGGCTGAAGAGGAAGAATTTTTTAAAAGATTGGGGGTGTAAGGTGTGGCGGATGGTCGGATTATTATTGACACGCGCATCCGGAAGGATAATGCGAAGAAAGACCTGAATGAGTTACGCAAAGATGCCCAGGCAACCGCGAGCGAAATCAGCAAGATAGACCAGAAGATTCACGAGGCACAAGGCGATACAAAGCTGGCGGATGATCTAAAGAATGCGCAAGCGGCGGCAGCTGCTACGGAAAAAGAGCTGGAAATGATAGATGCTGCTCTCATAAAGATGAAACGCAGCGGTCAGGGAAATACGGAAAGCTTCTTGAGCATGCAGCAGGCCGGCGAGGGGCTGAGAGAAAAGTATAACGCCCAGCTCGCAGCGCAATCAAAGGCACAGGCTGCTTATGACAGACAGCAGGCAAGTATAGCCGGCATGACTGCCGCGCGAGGAATATTGGCGGGGCAGCTTGCTGAAACACAGAAGTTTGAACAGCAAGCATCGGCAATTCAACGGGCGAAAGTTGCAGTAACCTCCTTTGAAAATTCCTTGCGCAAAGCGGGCGGGGCGTTTGGGTCGCTTATAAAGCGTGCAAAAACGTTCATGTCCCATATGATAAAGGCGCCCAAACTAATGGGGAATTTCGGAAGCCGAATGCGCGAGATCGCTTTCGGGGCTCTTCTGTTCAATGGGATTTCAGCAGCCTTGCGAAACTTTACAACTGGGCTGCAGAACGCCCTCCGCCAATCCGGCGCATTCGTGACGACCATGTCCAATCTGAAAGGCGCAGCCCTGAACGCCACGGCGCCGCTTGTATCAGCTCTTACGCCAGCGCTTACCGCTCTCGCGAATGCGGCAGCGGTGGCGCTTTCTTATCTTTCGAGGCTGTTCGCATTTTTCACAGGGAAAAGCATCTCCGGGCTGAAAGCTACGGCAAAAGCGATGGGCGGTGCGGCGAGCAGCGCAAAAGAGCTGAAAAACAACATGCTTGGAATCGATGAACTTAACGTGGTCGATTCTGGGGCTTCTGGCGGCGGCGGAGGCGGGCTGGGGAATATAGAACCCAATTATGGCTTTGAGGGGCAAAACGACTTTCTGGATACCTTGATGGCCGCGATAGAAAGCGGCGACTGGGCGGGGGCGGGTATCCTGCTTGCGGACAAGGTAAATAGCATGGTAGAAAGCGTGGATGCTTATTCGTGGGGGCAGAAGCTGGGCGCGATACTGCAAAACGGCATTGTCTTCGGATATAGCTTCCTTACAACCTTCGACTGGAATGGACTCGGAGCCAAGCTGGCCGGGTTTGTTAACGGCCTTCTGGACAAGGTGGATGGCGCACAGCTTGGCGCACTCTTCGCGGCAAAATTCACAATTGCGATACGCACACTCGGCACATTTCTCGCGAACCTCGATTGGGCAACATTGGGCACACAGCTCAGCAATTTTGCGCTGGGATTTCTCTCGGCGCTTGCGGACGCTTTACAATCTGTGGATTGGAGCGCTATCGGCATCGGCATTGCAACAATGTTGACGACCATCGACTGGGCCGGGGTGATCTCTGCGGTGTTTGAGGTCATAAAGGCCGCATTCCCTATTCTGTTGCCCGGACTGCTGGCTTTCATAGGAATGCATCTGGTAAAAATGATCGGCAGTTCGCTTTTGAGCATGTTGATTACATCCGCGGGGCAGAGCATTTCGACATTTTTCTCCACAATGCTTCCGACGGTTCTTTCTAACCTCAGCACTTGGCTCACGACGATTATTTCCTCTATCGGTCTTTGGCCGATTGCGATAGCGGGGCTGGTCGTGCTTTTCATCGCGGTGGTGAACCAGTTCGGCGATGCTATTCAAGCGAAATTGCAAGAGGTGGACGCGTGGCTTCAAGGCATTTTCACGCGGGATTGGAGCGAGACTTTCGGCATCCTGGGCAATCTGCTGAATGCATTTTTTTCGAACGTAAAAAACATATGGGATAGCATCAAGTTGGTATTCGATGGCATCATCGACTTTATCCGCGGCGTATTCACAGGAGACTGGGAACGCGCATGGAAAGGAGTCAAAGAAATCTTTGCCGGTATCTTTGGTGCTCTAAAGGCGGTTGCGCTCGCGCCAATCAATGCGATCATCGGTATTCTAAACGGTCTAATCGACTCCATCAACTGGGTCATTGAGAAGGTCAACGGCATATCGTTCACAAACCCGTTTACCGGGAACACGGTAGGCTTTAACTTCCCGAGTATCGGAAAAATCCCCTACCTGGCCCAGGGCGCGGTCATTCCGCCAAACCGGGAGTTTATGGCGGTCCTGGGCGATCAGACGTCCGGCCGAAACCTTGAAGCTCCGGAAGATTTGATTCGCCAGATTGTACGGGAGGAAAGCTCAGGTGCGCCAATGTCTCTTGAGGTGGAGCAGCCCATCCAACTCCTGCTTGACGGAGAAGTGATTTATCGAACCGTAACGCGCATCAAAGCGAACCGCGGCGCGGCGGTGAGCAGCAAATTTGCAGAAGAATATTAAAAGGGCGGGTGAGAAAATGGCAAGCGGAGCAGGATATATCTATCTTGGTGCATCATCTGATACCAGCAGAACAAGCTACGCGATTGCTCTACCGTATCCGGATTTGGATAAAGCGGCTTTTGAAACGTCCCGCATGGTGGACAGCGCACGCAATGCAAACGGCGAAGTGGTGGGGCGGCAGGTAGGCCGCAGCGTACACAAGCAAAACCTGGCTTGGTCCAAAATGGACAAGGAAAAATGGTGGGAAATGAACCGATGGTTTGATGATGGTCATTTTACTTTCTACTGCCACTACTTCAACCACAACTTCGGCCGCTGGGAAACGCGGCTTTTTTATTTGGGCGACGTGAAAACAAACCCTTATCTGGTCGACCCCGTAAGTGGGGAACCGGCATACTACCTTAACGCGTCGTTCAATGTCATTGACTGCGGGGTGGTGTGATGCAGCAAACATCATCTTTGTATCAGGCGGCGGTGCAGGAGCAGATTGCGCCGCAAGGATACATCCGCATCACCTTCGGTCTGACGGACACCGACGCGGCCGCGACCTGCGCGCCGCCGGAAACGAGGCCAGGCACAATCTAA